TTGATATGGCTAAGGTGAAATTTCCGAAATTTGCCATAACATTAGGGAAAGATAGCTCTAAGACTCCATGGAGCAGCAGTAGTTTGCTAGCGTATTTAGGTTTCAGAAACAAGGGTAGGGAATTATCGGATTCACTAGACTTCGTGCACAAGTTCAACGCTATTCCCGCAATCGCATATTATGACATTTTTAAAAATTACTATGCGAACAAACAGGAAGAAAATTTCTACACAATCGGACTAGGCCAAACCATAGAATTACCATATCCAAACAATGCAAGCAATACGATAAAGGTAATGATTAAACCTGGAGGAGGGGCAGATTGGACTTTATCAAAAACAAATTCAATCGATACTTATACCATAAAAACAGGATATGACAAGGCAATTATAGAAGTGGGGAATAGCGCATTTCCCGCCGATGGAAATATAGAAGATTTAATATTACTAGGTGAATATGGAGGAAAGCCAGGCAGTGCAACTCAATATGTACAGATTACGGCGAAAGAAGCAGCAGGGAACAATAGAATCGAATACGCTAATAATATTTGGCAGATACCATTCACTATTACAGATAACCCTAACAACAGAATATTTACACTTAAAGCAATTAAAACGTCAGGAGCGATTTCGTTAAAGTCTCATCCGTTAGAGGACATTGATAAGACTAGAGAAGAAATACTATCACTAGGCAGTCAAGAAGGGTTAATTCAATTCGAGAGCGGGAAAGGAAATATTACTCAAGAATACCTCAAAGACCTTATTCAAGTAGGAACAGAATTTTACAGTTCAAATCCTCAAATGGGGCTAGTTGTAAAAACTTATCAATCAGATATTTTTAACAATTGGATTAATACAGAATGGATTGACGGAGAAAACGGAATCAACGCAATTACAGCAGTGGACGTATCAGACGGGAAATTGGAATTAGACACACTGATTTTAGCGAAGAAGGTTTATAATATGCTGAACCGAATCGCAATCAGTGGAGGTACTTATAATGATTGGATTGAAACAGTTTATACAACCGATTACGTAAGTAGAAGCGAAATTCCCGAATATCAAGGGGGTATGTCTAGTGAAATTCAATTCCAGGAAGTTGTAAGTAATAGCGCAACAGAAGAAGAACCGTTAGGAACACTAGCAGGTCGAGGAATTAACGTCGGCAAGAAAGGAGGAGACATCACGGTAAAAGTTACAGAGCCGTGTTACTTAATTGGTATATGCAGTATTACGCCAAGAGTAGATTACTCTCAAGGAAATGATTTTGACATTATGTTAGACAATCTTGACCAAATTCACAAACCACAACTTGACCAAATCGGGTTACAAGATTTGCTTACATGGAAAATGGACGCAGAACAGGTTGTGTACAGTAATGGAGTGTTACAAGAGTATAGCGTAGGCAAACAACCAGCATGGATTGATTACATGACAAATTATAACAAGACATACGGAAACTTCGCTGTAGGAGAGTCAGAATCATTTATGGTATTAAACAGAATCTATCAAACAGAATGGGAAGAAAATACACCGAAGTTGAACAACTCAACATACATTGACCCGCAAGCGTATAACTACGTATTCGCAGATACAGACTTACAATCGATGAATTTTTGGGTTCAAATCGGATTCGATATCGAAGCACGAATCGTGATGAGTGCCAAAGTAATGCCAACACTTTAATATTTTATGACATGAAAAAAGTAGGAATTAATTACAGAAGCAAATTAGGAACAACGCTAGTAGAAGGCGAAAGACTTGAATTAAAAATCGACAGAATGACGCAAAATAACGAACCTATCGGAGATAGCGCGCCACTAATCTACACACCAAGGAAGGACGGAGTAATAGCAGCATACGACATTCGTACAGATAAGTGGGATATTGCCTTAGATGCGATGGAGAAGGTTAACCAAATAAGAGGTAAGATATCAGAACTAGGAGGTATGCGCGAAGCTAAGAAGAGTATCGACGAAGAAGCGAAAAAAGCCGTAGCCAACGGTGCAATTGAGTCGAAGAACGAACTTAATTAGCATGTTACCACTTTAGTGAACGAAGTTCATACGTGTGAAGTGAACGACCATTAAGACCAAAGATTCCGCGGGGACGCACGGCATAGATTGTCCAATAAGTTTACCGCGGAATCCTCTTTAAAGAGGGTGGTACGCACGTAGCATATATTATCTAGTTATAATGTAAGACTCTTTTAGAAAGAGCGAAATCAATGTAAAAACTTATTATTATGGAATTTATTAAAAATGCACTAGGAATGATTGGCGATGCAGCCACAGGAGGACTAGCAAGCGGAGTAGGAAGTTTTGTAAATGGACTGTTTGGAGGTGGAGGCACAGGATACCACGACCAAAAAAAGTTAATGGAAAAACAGCACGGGTATGAATTGGAAAACATGGATTATCAAGCGAAGCTTAACGAAGAAATGGCGCAGAGGAACCAACAGCGTCAAAACGAATACTTCGGAATGACGGCAGAATACAATTCAGCGAAAAATCAGAAACAGCGATTAGAGGATGCAGGATTAAACCCTGCACTAATGTACGGAAGTGCGGGAAGTGGTGGAGCAGGCACAGGAAGCACAGGAGGAGCAAGCGGAAGCGGTGTTGGATTATCACAAGCGCAAGCGGTAGGTATGGGGCTTCAATTAAGCCAAATCAAAGCCCAAACAAATCTGATGAACGCAGAAGCGGCCAAAGCATATGCCGAAGCGAATAAGACCAAGGGAATAGACACGAAAAAAACAGAGAAAGACATTGAAGAAAGCGATGCAAGAATCAATGAAATTGTGGCGAAGATACCTTCAGTTAAGCAACAATATTACGTTAACAAGGCCTACGAAGAAATGCTCAAAGCATCCGGAGAACTAAGCAAGAGTCTAGCAGCAAAAACAGACCAAGAAAAATTAAATTTAAAAGTTCAAGAACATGTATTATTTAAAGAATTCGACAAATTAGTATCCGAAATTGACGGAATAAACCTAGACAACGACCAAAAAACAATCATAAAAAACTCGTTGCAAAAGAAAATCGATTCAGAAATTCGATTGAATACGATGAAAGCAATAGAAGCCGCAGCAAGTGCCAAATTCACTGAGGAAAATATAAAAACCATCGACGGTCAGCTACAATTATGGGGAAAGCAAATTGAAAATTGGGAGGGACAGCGAGAAAATGTCAGAAAACAAATTGAGGCACAGATTGAGCAATGGTCGCAGGAAAACATGTTCGCGGGGAAGAGACTCGATTTAGAAGAGAAAAAAGCCATAGCGGACACAATCTTAAGGGGCATAGAGATTGTACAGGGAATTGGCCGAGCAGTAGGAACAACAATGGTTAAGTAATTATGTGTTTATATCCAAAATTAATACCAAATCCTAAGTACAGAACATCTAAGAAGAGAGGGTACTACAAACCCTCTCCACATGATGCAAGACTGAATTATGTGCCGGTAGCATGCGGAAAATGCTACGAGTGTAGAAAAAAGAAAGCTAGAGAATGGAGAATCAGACTAGCGGAAGAAATCAGGCACAACAAGAGCTATTTTGTAACGTTAACTATTGATGACGAAAATTTAGAAATGCTGAAAAACGAACTAAAAATTAAATCCGTCAAAGGAAACGAGAACAATATAGCGACACTAGCGTTAAGAAAATTTCTAGAGCGATGCAGAAAGAAAACAGGAAAATCGCTAAAACACTGGTGTGTAACTGAACTAGGAGAAGATAGAGGAAGAATACATCTACACGGGATATTCTTCGGAAACCAGGCAGCGGAATTGGTCATCGAAAAATGGAAATACGGGTATGTATTTATCGGCAATTATGTGAATGAAAAAACGATAAACTACATCAGTAAGTACATGTTAAAAGACGACTTAAACAATAGAGAGTTTACAGGGAAAGTGTTAACGAGTGCAGGAATGGGGAAACAATATTTCGAACGCGGAGACTGGAAATTCAATAGATACAATGGAAAAAACACAAGAGAATACTACGTTTTTAAGAATGGTACTAGAGCAATGATGCCAAGATATTACCGAGACAAAATTTACAGTGAAGAAGAAAAAGAACTGCTTTGGCTACAGAAGCTAGATAAGGGCGATACATGGGTAATGGGAGAAAGATGTAAGATAGATTCAGAGGAGTACAAAAACCTCCTAAGTTACTACAGAGAGCAAGCAAAACAGATACACGGAGACAATATAGCTCTATGGAAGGAAAAACAGTACTGGCGAAGACTGGAAAAACAAAGAAGTATGTACAGAAAACGAAGGAATATGAACGAATATATCGACAGACAAACAGCGGAGAGAATCAACAACTACGAGATTGGTTGCTGTCCATTCTAACGTGTAATAGTATCAGGCTGTTCTTTGTCTCGGCAAAGAACCAAACCGACCCCTTCTCTCATTTTTTATTAGCAATGCTGATAGAGAAATGTTAAAGAAGTGTTAAAGTCAGTCATTTATTTGGTTGGCTTATATTTTTGTATTATCTTTGTGGTGTGAGAAAGAAATAAACACCATTAACAAACAAAAAACTTACAATTATGGAAAAAGAAATAGTAATAGAACACAAAGAAATCAAAGATTACAAGTTAATACTAAAGGTGAATATAAACAAAGAAGATGAGGATTTATTAAAAAAAAGATTCAACTTACTTGCATTAAGCCCAAATCTAAGCTGCGAACAGTACGAGATATTAGAAACACTGTTCGGGTATTATTGGTACAGACATTGTGAAATCAATATAATTAAATAATATGAACAAGATTTATAATGTATTAAGAATAGACAACTGGGATAAAGCTCAATCAGTCTACGAAGGAAGAATTAGAGACTGCAAAAAAAGTTTAAAAACAATTGCAGAAGAGTACAAGAAAAGAGGATGGAAAACAAAACTATATGATTACACACTAATCATAAAAACAGGCTCTTCAAACAAAAAACAATATATTTATTTAATCCACGAACCCGAAGAATAATATGAGGAATAAAACAATAGCGGTAATAGCCGACAAGGAAACGGGAGTTGTCAAATCAATAGAAGCAGAGGTAATTGTCTCACAGAGAGAGTTAGAATCTGAAACAAGATGGGAATGTATGGCAGCAATCAAAAAAATAATTAACAAAAAGAAATACAAAATTATTAACATAAATACTTACTTTTATGACTAAAGAACAGAAAGAAAAATTAATTACAGCAGTGGTTACATTCATCACCACAGTATTAAGCATCCTATTTTTGCAAGCATGCACAATGAGTATGAGTATCGCGAAGAACAATAACGGTACTTTTGAACAGAGACAAGAAAACAGTACTAGCGTGGATAGTACAAGAATTAATAACAATTTTAATAAGTAAAAATTATGGAAAGAAACGGAATGAACCTATTCAGAATCGAAAAAACAAAAGTAAACGAAGAGGAAAGATTCGTAATCGTGTGCGGAAAGTATCGCGCATCAAAGATGGAATTCAAAACAAAAGAAAATGCAGAAGACTACATTGCAAACATGATAGATTGGGACATGTTAGTAACCATTGTAGGACAACTAAGCGAACATATCGCAGAAAAAAAAGTAAACGAAATGTTAAATAATAAATAAGTAAGACTATGGTTAAGAAAACTATCGGAAAAAACACGCTGGGCGATAACAATAAAATGAAAGTCGCTATGCATGACTATGAGAGAAGTACACACAATCTCTCTTACATTTGGAGAAACACACAAGCACCGGGAACACTAGTTCCCTGTATGAAAATCCTAGCAACACCAGGTACTACATACAAGATTAAAGCAAACAGCCATATTCTGACGCATCCTACAGTAGGACCCCTGTTTGGAAGTTACAAGTTCCAGATGGATATTTTTACAGTACCTATTAGACTATACAATGCACTC